TAGTCAAGGAAGCATTGAGGAAATGAATGAAACCTGTAGCCAAAGTAGCGTCACCTGCTGCTATTGCTGTGCTCCGTCAAGCGACAGCGTTGTTTCCGAAGCGCAAGAAACTGTCAGACGGGTTGTTGCCTTCGTTAGCGCATCAGAAAGCCAGCCCGAATTCGGACCACAATACTGGGCTAGCAGTCGATTTGACCCACGACCCTAAGAACGGGGTTGATTGTGCAATTATTTTCGAAAAACTTAAAGAGGATGAGAGAGTTGAGTATCTCATCTTTAACAAAAAGATATGGTCTAAAGCCAAGCGTAACGCTGGCAATCGTCCTTACAGTGGTAGTAATCCTCATTCTAAACATCTACATATATCTATTAACCCTGATATGGCTAATGACACTAGCCCTTGGTTCTGGTGGATGAATCAACCTAAGATTGTGAATCAGGTTATGGCTAAACTACAGCCACAGCCAAAAAAGAAAACAGTAGCACAGCCTGTCTGTACCTGCTGTAAGGTTCACAGTACAAAACGAAAGGCAATCTAAATGGAAGCACTAAAGCAAGTATCGCTCACATGGTTCCGTGCTGCAGCCTCAGCTGCAATCGCACTCTACCTCGCTGGAGAGACCGACATTAAGACACTCGGAATGGCAGCCCTCGCTGGGTTCCTCGGGCCTGTACTTAAGTGGCTTGACCCATCCGCTAAGGAGTTCGGCCGAGGCGCAGAGTAGCCTCTAGAATACCCTTTAAACGCCTTCTAAGGCTGTTTTAAGACACTAAACCCCCCAACCTAAGGTAATCACCTTGGGAAGGGGGGTCTTTTGTGTTTCCTACTGTCCGATTAGTAGTCATAGATTACCCCTAGACAGCTTCTCCTCTGTCAGGTATAATTATATATATTATATATTAAATAATAATAAGACCCCGAAGGGGTCTGTATATAATATATATTAATTATATTATAATATATATAATTATATATAGCAAGTCTTAATGAAAGGATTATACCCTGATGGGAGTATATCTCTCTGATGATTATAAGATACCAGGTCATGTATCCTATTCAGCTCTGACTACCTTCATCGACTGCGGTTATCTATACTACCTCAGCCGACTGTTGCAGATACCAGAGAAGCCAGCGGTATGGAGCGCAGGTGGCTCCGCATTCCACAAGGCTACTGAAGAATGGGACAGACAACATGTTGAGTAAACAATTATGGGAAGAGGCATGGAATGAATATACCAAAGATGTCGACTTATCGACGCTTAGAGTTGGCGGTAGGGCTACGAAAGATTACCCCAATAAGGAAGATGCTTCCTTCTGGAATATCGCTGGTCCACAATGGGTCCAATCCTACATCGAGTGGCGACAAGTCAACAAGAATTGGAAGATTTGGAAAACGCCTGAAGGCGTTCCTGCGATTGAGCTAGGTATCATACCTGAATTTGCTGGTGTTCCAGTCAAGATGGTAATCGATAGAGTCTTTGATGTTGATGGTCAGTTGGTTGTGGTAGACTTGAAGACATCACAACGCACACCTGACTCTAGTTTACAGCTAGGTTTCTACCGAGCAGGGCTAAAGAAAGTCTTCGGTGTTGATATAAACTATGGTAACTATTGGATGGCTCGTCAGTCTGGCACTGGTCAGATGGAAGACCTAACCAAATACTCAACCGAGATGATTGATTACTTCGTAGAAAAATTTGACAAAGCACGCCGTGCTGGTATATTCTTACCCAACACAAACAACTGTAACCGATGCGGGCTCACAGAGCACTGCTCGTTTACTTCAAAGAAAGAGAAATAAATGAACGAAGAATGGAAACTGCAAGTCTCGTATAAGACTGGCCCTGGTGATATGATTAACATCCGTGCCAATACTGCTGATGAACTTAGTGTACTGCTTGAAGGTGTAGGTGATTACGCTACACAGATTGCTGCAACTAACAAGCTATTGGCAGGTGCGTACAATGTAGCCCCTTTATCGACGCCAAGTACCACAACAAGCACAACGCCACCGCTCTCCTTACCACCCAGCCCAGTCTCGGAAGCATCAGGTACCGCAGCTCCAACGTGTAAGCACGGAGCTCGTATCTATCGTAGTGGAATCAGTAGCAAGACTGGTAAACCGTATGCATTCTGGGCATGTCCTACCCCACAGGGTACAGCTGACCAGTGCAAGCCAGTAAACTAAATAAAGAATCAATGAGCCGTAGTCAGTTAGTCATGGATTGGCTACGGCTTCTATTCAAAAGGAATAAAAATTGCGTACACTTGTCAGAAGCGTTGGTCGTCCTAGTATCGGCGGAGAACCGCTCCCATCATGCTTCAAAGCGTTCGAGGCAAACAAGATTGTCCTCAGACGGAGCGAAGTGTCGATGTTCGCAGCAGCGCCAGGAGTAGGTAAGTCAACACTTGCCTTAGCTCTTGCGCTAAAGATGAAGGTTCCTACGCTATACATTAGCGCCGACACTAACGCACACACAATGGCTATGCGATTAGCATCTATGATTTCGGGTAAGAATCAGACTGATGTTGAAGGATTATTGAATACTGATTTAGGTTGGACAAGAGCAGTGCTAGCTAAGGCTGGTCATATTGTTTGGTCATTTGAATCAGCACCATCACTACAAGATATCGATGAGGAAGTACAAGCCTTCGAAGAATTGTGGGGATGTCCACCACAACTAATAGTTGTAGATAACTTAATGGATGTAGCCACCGATGGTGGCGAAGAGTTCTCTTCTATGAGAGCTATCATGAAGGAGTTGAAGTATCTTGCTAGGGCTACGAATGCGGGTGTGTTGGTATTACATCATACGAGTGAGGCGGTACCTGGCTCTCCTTGCCAGCCTCGTTCCGCGATTCAGGGAAAGGTGGCTCAGCTCCCCGCACTCATTTGCACGCTTGGTGTTGTGGGCACATCAATGGGCGTGGCCCCTGTCAAGAACCGTTATGGCAAAGCCGACGCGGGTGGTGGACTAATGACTTGGATTGCTTTCAATCCTGAGTACATGTTCGTTGAAGATATACCAGAGAATGGTTAGGAAGAAAACATATGAAAATAAAATATGCAGGGACAGATAAACGAGTAAAGTTTTCAGATTACCTAGGTATCAGTATTTATGAATGGGACGAAGCAGATTATGGATTGACTATAACTCTGTTTGGTCGGGAGTTTAACTTCCTCATCTGGAGAAAAATTAATGGATGACGATTACTTGGAGATACATGCAAAAGAAATGGCACAGACTGAATATCACAGACATGTTGCCATCTGCATACAGAAGATTAATGATGCCAAACCACAGGTTAGGGACGATTATACGCAGGGCGTATGCGACGGACTTGACTGGGCAACGAGAATACTAAAGAAAGATAAGAGCGCATACTAATGGCTAACCCCAACGGACGTAAAGGTGCACAGTTTGAGACTGATGTAATGCGATGGCTTCGTGATAACGAGGCAGTAGCAGAACGATTAACTAAGGCTGGTGCTAAGGACGAAGGGGACTTGTATGTATTCATGCGTGGTAAGACTTATATACTTGAGTTAAAGAATCGTAAGAAGCTAGACTTACCTGCCTTCTGGGACGAGGCGCAGGTTGAGGCAAAGAACTATGCGAAGGCTCGAGGGTTGGCGGACATACCTCCAGCCTTCGTCATAGTGAAGCGTCGTAATCATAGCGTTAAGAATGCGTGGGTTATACAGGACTTAGAGCAGTGGATGAGAGAGAGATATGAATGACTTACCAAGTATTAGAGATGTCCTTATCCACTACGGTGCGGACATACGACGCAACCACGGGCAAACAAATCTGCGATGTCCATTCCACGGAGATACACATCAATCGGGCACAGCCAACTTGGACACCAATGTGTTCATCTGCTTTGCATGCGGGGTTCAGGGAAACAGTTTGCAAATCATATCACAAAGAGAAGGAACTAGTATAAGAGATGCAAAAGAATTCGCAGAGAGAATTATTGGAACGAGCAGCGGAGAAGTACGCGGCAAACATTTATCAGGCAGAAGGCTACCTAAAAAGCAGGGGCATTCCGATAGAAGTAGCACGGCTGGCGCGATTAGGCGTAGTCGTAGAGGCTGAGATAGGCCATGAAATGTACCAAGGAAGGTTGAGTATACCATATGTTACTAAGACTGGTGTTGTGGATTTACGGTTTCGTTCGCTCAATCCTGCAGTGGAGCCTAAGTACATGGGACTCACTGGCGCTGATACTAAAATGTATAATGTTCTTGATATTGAGCGGGCTGGTGATTACATTGGTATTTGTGAAGGTGAGTTGGATACTATTACTATGTCTTCCTGTGTCGGTATTCCTTGTATTGGTGTGCCAGGGGCTAATAGTTGGAAGAAACATTACACGAGACTCCTCGCCGATTTCGAAAGAGTCTTTGTCTTTGCGGACGGAGACCAGCCAGGCAAGGAGTTTGCCAACTCACTTGCAAGAGAACTCCCTGTTACTATCGTCCAGTTCCCCGACGGCGAAGACCCTAACTCATTCTATACTAGCAACGGGGCGCAAGCAATACTTAAGAGAGCAGGACTAGCTAATGCCTGAGTTCTTTGATGGTAAAAATTATAGGTGTCCTGAGTGTGGAGAAATATTAAGTGATGCATTTGCTGTGGTTGAACACATGCTTGATGATGGAGAAGAGTTCAACCCTTCAATGATATTGCCAGGTGGGTTTCGTCTACTGCTTGGTAGTTTATTACGCGGGCTATATGATAACAGAGATGATGCAAAGTATATCGGTGAGATAACACAATCATCTTACTTAACTTTATTCACAGCAGAAGTTTACCCTGAAATGATTGGTGAAACTGTTGAGGATATTATAGTAGAAAGCGTGATGGAAGACTTCGATGGAGAACTCAAACAACTATTCAAGAATAGAGAGTGAAGAGATATGGCAGATTATAGAACACCTAGCTGGCATGGGTTACCAGATAACTGGGACAAATCAAGAAAAGGATATCCTGATAGTGACCCTAAGCGTCCCACTATTAGCAAGGAAGAGCGGGTACAATACCCAACCCAGTTCGAAGAGGATGTAAGGATTGTATACGATGAGTTGATGTCCGTCCTGCTTAAGAAGCACAGGGATTATGGGGCTAAGAATATTGCTGATGCCCCTGGCGGTGCCCTCAATGGGCTTCGTGTTCGTATCCACGATAAGACTGCTCGTATCAATAACTTAATAGACTTCCAACGCAAGGCTGAGTATGAATCCCTTGAGGATTCGTTCAAGGACTTAGCTAACTACGCCATCATAGCCTTGCTAGTACTCAGAGATAAGTGGGATAAGTAAATGGTAAAGAACTCTTCGTTCGATTTAGACTTTGGGTATGGTCGTAAGGGTGAGCAATTGGTCGAGGAGTTACTTACTGGTGGGCGCACAGTAGAAGTCAAGCGCGACAGGAAGTGGTGGATTACTAACAACTTATACATTGAAGTTGAGTGTTGGTTTAATAAGTCTAAGGCGTGGGAGCCATCAGGTTTATCAGTAACCGAGGCTGCGTACTGGGCATTCGTGCTAGAGCAGTCAACAGTAATCGTGCCAACACATATACTTAAGAAGGGTATAGCTGAACTTGGCAGGGAAATCTCCTGCGAGGTGCCACCTAATAAGTCTAAGGGTTATCTTATTACAGTTGAAGACTTACTTACAATGACACGCAAGTATAAGAATGAGAAAGAATAATGGACTGGAAAAGAATCGAACGCTGGGAGTATGTAGTCACAGCAGTTGCTAGTGAATACTCTAAGAAGTTTACCATCTGTGAGTATGAGGATATCAAGCAAGCACTATACCAATGGTTTGCTGAGCACCCTAATAAACTAGATACTTGGGAAGCGATAGGTGAGAAGGATGCTAAGAACCTTATCTATCGTAGTCTAAGAAACGAAGCGTTGGATTACTGTCAGAGATGGAAAGCCAAGACAGTTGGCTATGATGTATCTGATTTATATTATTATGAACCAGGTTTAGTTGAGGTGCTGTTACCTGCTGTGTTGATGGGTAACTTTCATATCGCACCGAAGTTAAATCTTAGTGGGGGTGGCAGACCTTCTGCGCCTGCTGAGGGTGGCAACATACAGGTTATGTTACTTGAAGTTGACTCAGCATATTGGAAGCTTTCCAAAGAGGATAGGAAGTTATTATTCTTCCGCCATGCTGAGTCGCTAGACTTCAAGGAGATAGCCAACTTTCTATCTCTGGGCACGGAGGACGCAGCGAGAATGCGTCACAAGCGTGCGATAAAAAGACTCGTCAATAAACTTGGTGGGTATAAGCCTTACTATGACGAGGACTTAGATAAACCAGATAGCAACGAAGGTGATGAGAGCAACAGTAGTGATTATGGAATTGATGTCAGCACCACCGAGGAAAGCACAGGTGGAGAGGAATAACATCGAAGTCCAATACTTCACCAAGACTCGCTCTCATCAAAGCCAATAGAATCTCCGTTGCTCATCAATGCGTCAACATAATCGTCCTCGCTTGCGAACTCAGGATACCACTCTAGTATCTGTGTGCCATTAGATATATCTAACTCGGCTACATCTATATCTACTCCAGCACTATGGTCTACATAGTTCTCGAACTCTAGTCGTAGTAGCGACAAGTTAAATTGGAACACGCCTTCAGGCGTTACTGCTATGAACAGGGAATTGTAATCATCAGTCGCACCAGTAATGATTTTCTGATGGTCATCTTTAGTTAAGATTACATTTCCAGCTTCATATGTTTTAACCATACCATAGAACTTATCACTATCACTACGCACTAAGGTATAATCCTCAGCAGTAGTAATCTCTAAGTCATCACATAAATGTGCCTTGATTAGATTGCTTACATCCTCTGTGTTCAAGTTGTAAGTTATCACTTATCCTCCTGTCTTATAGAAGCCTGTGCCCTTGAATTGGACACCGACTGCGGTGTATATTCTTGTTGACTCAAAGCCACAGACACAGGTGACTGGTTCATCACGCGTATCTACGCTGCGGGAAAGTATAGTAAGCGAGTCACACTTACCACATCTATATTCATATGTCGGCATATTAGTAATCCTCCAGCGTGCTACCCGCAGGGGTAGGCGCAGTAGCTAGCGTGCCACACTCGGCACACTCCATGTCTGTGAAATACATTTCGATAGTGCCATCATCAGAATCGAATATGGTTTTGAGATTCCATATCTGACTACCACAAGGACATATAGTTGTCGGTGTGCCACGAATATCCATAGCACTCTTGTAGTCAGGCTTTAATTCTGTTATGTGTTTTGGTTCTTTCCAAGATTCTTCCACCCTAACCTCCTCCTGATTTCAGTTGGTTCAACTGCGTTGGCGCAGTCTGTTGGAGATTCGTGGTATATCCAAGTGTCCATAAGTTTCTTTCCATTTACTATCACCGACTTACCTTCGATAGGTTTATAGCAAGAGTCGCAAAGAACAACATAATCATTTCTTAACGATGGCATTAGTACCACCCTTTCTTTTTGAAGTGAGCCCAAGCTTGACAGGGAGTATCGTATCTATAATATATATACTCAAGCCCCCTGTCAATCTGTTTGGTGGGGGGTGTTGCTGGGTCTAGCCCTAGTATCTGTGGGATACCGCCAGCATTCTTACCCATAACTTTTACTTTGTTGTATGCGTTGGGTTTCCATGCTGATTCCTTACCCCACAGTTTACTAAGGCAAGACATCTGTTTATCACGCCACTCGGATAGCCTGTTGTAGGCGTAGCCTTTGCTATCCTCTACTGTCCAAGTATCCTTCTTAGAATACTTGTGCGGTGTGCTTAGTGGTTCTACTATCACAATGGTGAATATGATAGTAAAGATTAGTGCTCCTATGTAGTGAGCGATATGTCTTGCCATACTCTTACTCCTTCTGCGAAGGTGATAGCGTCGCTTCGGATAGTTCGGTTAGTTGGTATGCCAGCCATGAGTATTCTCTCACCTGCTAGCATGCCACCCCATATACCATACTCTATATTCTCAGGCTTCATGCCTTCGGCTAAGCACTCTGCTTTGATGGGGCAATCTTGGCAGATACCAATAGCAAGCATAGCACTATCGGCAAGTCTTTTACGCTTAGCCATAGTGGGTCTGCCCTTAGGTTGCTCAGGAAACCATAGGTCAGGCTTCGGGTGTGTGGAGCAAGAGCCCTTCATATTACCCCCTGTTGTGGGTTGTCTGATAGATAGGGTGTATCGTGACGATACCTGTTAGCAAGTCAGCCCAATCTTGAGCCTTCTCTATTGTGTCAAACATGCCATAGAATAGGGAGCTCTCGGCTGTGTCATCTGGAAATACTAAGACTACATAGCCAGCCACTAGCATACCTGCTAATGGCTTGGCTACAGCAGCCCTGTTGTTAGAAGGAGTCGAAGATGACATCTACGAATCCATCAAGGCGTTCATGGGTAGTGATTAAGCCCTTCTTACCTGTCAAGTGCTTGTATGTGCCATCTCCCAATGACACCCACATTGACTTAGGTTTGAAGCGGGTCTGATTAGGTAGTGCTTTGACAATAGTTCCGCGTGGGAAACTATCATCTACTTCAATCGCTGTCTCAAGTAAAGAAGCGATGTCGCGCAGTTCGTCAGCTAAGCCAACGATAAGTGTTTCGTTAGTCATGGATTATCTTTCTGTTAGGTTGGTTAGTAAGGTAGTGCTTGTTGGTCTTTATTATACACTCTTACCCATTGGTTGTCAAAGTCAAACTCGCGTTGCTTTGGCTGGGCAGAATAGGGTGTGTAGCACATACAATTTAGTTGATGTGCTCCACATGACACGCATGCCTCGCAGTATTGGCAGAAATCTACGGACACTTCTATGTCAATCAAGGCTTCACACATGGGACACTCATCTATGATGGCGTAGCTATCTAACTGCGCTTGAAGTTCTGCGTAGTAAGATTGCTCGTCAGCAAAGTTATCCTCTGCGAAAGCACCTGTATCAGCGATAGGGTTAGGTGATGGATTGTAATACGAGCGTGGCGTGGCTACTGCCCGCTTATAACTCGAATTACTCCACCATACACCATTGTCGTCCCAAGTTCCAAGTCTTTCATTGATTAGATAGAGTTGGTATTGGGCTTGTGGATTGGTGGTGAGCACGGCTATCTTGCTACCGCTAGCCCACCCCTCAATCATACGATAGATGTTCTCGTCCTCAAGGGCGAGCACACCACCGAGTTTAGGTAGCGTATCCTCAGCAAAGACACGCGTATCACTACGCTTATCGCCCTTGCTGATGAAGGTATCTAGCACACCATTGTGCGCTAGAAAAGTATTGGTATCATCACCGACTTGATATGGGTGGCAGTTATCCTCGTTCTTTACACCATGCGTAGCGTATCTAGCATGCCATATAGCATAGCCACTAGGATACTGCTCGCGTAGTTCTAAGAACTTAGACACCGCCTTCTTGGCACTCATTGTGCGATAGCGGATAACTTTACCATCTGCTACGATAGCAAAGCCGAAGCCATGTGGATTAGCACATGCTCCCTCTGTAAGTTCCTCACGCTTTGGTATAGCGTTAGGCTTACATACTACTAATAGACACATATAACACCCCCTCAGGCATTGATTAGTGTTGGAGTTGATAAGGATATACTAGGCACTTTGGACATGCGCTGGTATAGGTTAGGATATAAGCCATTGTTAGTGGCTACCCAATCGGCGAACCACTCCCACTTGAGCATACCCAACTTTACATCAGGCACACTCATATTGCGTGTGTATTCTACCGAAGCGTGGCACAACTCAAGGGCACTCATGATACCCTCGCGCTTCATGTTGCCACGAAAGAAGCGCAACTCTAGTGTGTAGTCATTGTTGGTATTCACCGCACTATATCGCTCGGTTCTACCAGCATAATGAACTTTATCTCGCAAGTTGAATTGTGGGATACCCCACTCATCAGGCGTATAGACATCATCAAAGCGAGCAAAGCGCGAGTTCTTGCGCCCAGCTAACTTCATCATCTCTCGCGGATTACGATAGATGAGCGACAAGAATCGGTGCGTATGAGCGCCCGACTTGAACGCACTACGCGACACATGGACATGAAGCCCACATGAATCCGTATCCCAACTTCTCGCGCCCCTCTTGCGACACGACTCAATATAATTCCATAGGTCGGTGGCTTGCTCATACGCAGTAAGCGTATGTGGGTGCGTGACTAACTCATACCCCCAGCCACTAATAGAACCATCTTGCTTGAGATAGCAGACATCTGCTTGCTCTAGTTCTATCACATCAGATATGGCGCTACTGTAATCACCCCTATCAGGGTCATCACCGAAAGACATCTCCAACTCAAAGCCCATGTAGAGATTCTTATCGTTGCCACCATGAAAGACAGGGTTAGGTTTGTATGAATACTGATGAACTACGCCCCGATTGTTTTGACTACATGAGCACTCATCACCATCAGGATAGTATTCATCACACTCATCACAATAGGTGGCGTTATCGCTTACGCAACTCTCACACCAATACTCATCACCTACATTAGTTCCACCATCTCGGTGGGAGTTGGTAGTGTAGTCGCAACGATTACAAGTGAAAGAATCATTACTCCAGCAACTCTCGCACCAATACTCATTACCTACACTATACCAATCATCATTAGAAGTGTATATGCTTTCACAGTATTGGCACACTTGGATACAATCTGAGCAGACTATCTCACCATTGTTAGTAGTGAAAGAATCACCCTCATTTATCTCAGTATTACACTCACCACAACTAACTAAATCATCATCATTATCATCTGGCATTATCTCACCCCCTTAGGTGTTATCGTTGCCTTATCTTATCATACCTTAGACTTGTTTTCAAGTCTAGTGTAGGTGTGTTCAATCATCATGTTGCTAATCTTATCTCTAAGATTATCGGTGTGGGTCTTTAACCCCTCAAATCCTTGTCGCTTACATCTATCGCTCTCAGCGCGTAGCGCGGTGCGGATAGTGTCTAACTCATTAGGAGCAAGAACTAGCAAGTAATCGCTATCGCTCATGCTTAACCCCTCTTATGCTTGATAACCTTGCGGGCTATCATAACACCTATTGTAGCCATTACTAGCCACCATTGTAGGTTAAAGTATAGCGGTGCGCTTGAGAAGGTTATACCCCACTCGCTCACGCTAAACTCTATGAAGTTATCCATAAGTTTATCCTTTCGGCTTATCTTTATCGCAAGGACACCATGCGCCTAGATTAAGTCTGCCACACTTAGGGCATGTCCAAAATCTATTCTTAAGTGGGTCGCTTTCGCTCACCATAATATCCTTCCGATATGGCATAAGTATATCTTACTCATGGCGATAAGTCAAGTATCCCTGACTTTCCGCGTGTCGCGCTAGGGTCTTGAACCCTCGCACCCGTTAGGTGTGCGCGACTATCCTACTATCTACCTTGAATCCCGATTAGTCGGGTCTGCTTGGTAGCGGGTATCCAATCCTTACGGGCTAGGATAACCTTCTCCCCGAATATCTCTCGCTTCTCCTGCCTATCTAGGGCGCGATTAAGTCGCTCATAGTGGGCAAGTATCTCCTCAATACTTCTCGCCATGCTCTCTCCTACTTGTCGTGTATGTTGAACGCCATCTCCCGTTTAGGGGTGTTAGCGTGTAGTTGCGCTAGTATAGCATCTTGTTGTGCTTCGGTCAAGTCGGGCGTAGTTGTGCGCTCTCCTGCCATGATAGCCTTGTGCGACTTACGGGCTAGGCGAACTACTTTACCGATTACTAGGGGCGCGATAGTTCGCGTGTTGCCTTGCTTGTCGGTAATCACTACGGGTGAGCATGTTGCCCCCGTTAGGTTGTAGTTGCGCTTACCCCACGGGCGCGAAGCGCTTATCGTTGGTGGCGTGCGAACTATACTACCCGACCCCGCGTAGGGGTTCGGCACTACCTTCTCCCTTCTCTAGTTGTTGCCTTAAGTATATCATAGAATATTTAGAGAATCAAATCGGGTTAGGTATCGGCGTGTTGGTCAATTTTAGCGTGATACTCACGGGCGACCCGCTTCTACTAAGTATCTAATCGTTAGAATCAAAACCCTAGCCGATTACCTAAACCCTATTTAATTTTCTAACCGAATCATACACCCTCTAAGACTTAAAGTCAAATCGGGCTAACCTTCGGCGTGTCGTGCGATACCTTGAAGGGTATCTCATAACGCCCCCATCATACACCCTCAAGCCCTCACCGCATAATTTACGGCGTGTCTAGACATATAGGGCGAATAAGGATAATTCGGACATGCCCATATTATACCCTACCCCTAGCCTATTACCTAATTTAGGGAGTGTCTAGACATAAGGGGCAACTAGGGCGAATCGGACAGGGCACGGGGAGATAGTCGCACACTCAGAAAACCCTCAGCATATTCTCATATTTAATTAAGGTATAACTCTCTAGTATAGGTAGAGGGTATAGGTATAGGGGCGGTAGCCCCCTACTCAGACAACACTCAGACAACTCTCAGGAATCTCTCAGGAATCTTTGAGGGGGCATTGTATAAATGTGCGGTCAGTATAATATTATGTCTCACCCAATAATTTTCTGTTATAAGCCCCCCAATATATATACAAATCGGACATATTACCCCCTAAAATAAAATATATCTAGGAAACCTGTTCGGTTTCCCGATTTGAACAGGTTTTCTATATATGTAATAATAAATATTTATAATAAGGAGCTTGCTCCGCTTGAACTACGCAAGCTCTTATATAATATAATATATATAATATATATATATGGGGAAGCTATGCCCGTTTTATGACGGGCGTTATTTCTGTGATTTAACGGGGGACACTGATGGGTAGAAAGCCTGGCAAGGTAGATATACCGATGCATGAGGCTAAGGAGAAAGTTCTCCTGATGCTAGCCCAAGGTAGCACCATAGCCCAGGCAATGGGCTCAGTTAACCGCAATGAGGTAACCTTTAGGCAGTGGTCCATGAAGGATACTGACTTCAAAGACAGGGCCGACAAGGCCCGCCTCGAAGGCAAAGGTATCAAGGCTGACTTTAAGAATCTTAAGGATATCAGCTTTGAAGACTTCTCCCAGCAGTTTCTAGACACCAGCCTCTTTGACCATCATAAGGACTGGATTGACTTGATTGAGGGGCGCGAGCCCCGCTATATGCACCCTGCCATGACATACGAGCCAGGGGCATCTAACCGAGTCCTGATTAACGTACCCCCTGAACATGCTAAGTCCACCGTGGTGACGATTAACTATGTTACCTACCGACTAGCCGTGGACCCTAACGTCCGCATCATTATCGTCTCTAAGACCCAGGGCATGGCCCGCAAGTTTCTCTCGGCGATTAAAACAAGACTCTCACACCCGAATTGGATAAAGCTTCAGACAGCCTTCGGTCCGCAAGGCGGATACAAGGCTGATAGCCAAACCTGGAGTGCTGATATGATTTACCTTGGCACTGGTAGGGACTCTGGTGAGAAGGACCCTACAGTACAAGCCCTTGGTTTTGGTAGTCAAATTTACGGTGCTCGTGCCGACTTGATTATCCTCGACGATGTTGTGATGAACTCCAATTCCCACGAATGGGAGAAGCAAATTGAATGGCTTCAAAAAGAAGTCATCACACGCTTAGGACGACACGGGAAACTACTTATCGTAGGGACCCGTGTTGCTCCAGTAGATTTATATAAAATGATTCGGGACGGTCAACAATGGACAGGTGGTAAATCTCCCTTTACCTACTTTGCCCAGCCAGCCGTACTGGAGTTTGATGAAAACCCGAAGAACTGGAAAACGCTTTGGCCATGGACGGATAGGGCTGAAGGCGATAAAGATGAAGCTAACGCCGAAGGACTTTACCCCAAGTGGGACGGTCCTTCACTTTTTACTCGGCGTAGTGAAGTGGCACCTTCCATCTGGGCGATGGTCTACCAGCAAGAGGATGTCACCGAAGATTCAATATTCTCACCCACAGCAATTGCAGGATGCGTTAATGGTATGCGAAAGCGTGGACCCCTCAAACCAGGAGTCCCAGGACATCCAAAGCACCTAGAGTCTGCTTATACAGTTATAGGCCTAGACCCAGCGATGACTGGCAATACTGCTGCGGTAGCTATTACTTATAACCGTGGCGACAGTATGATTTATGTTTTAGATGCTGTCAATATGACAGAACCTACCCCTGCGAAAATTCGTGCCCTTATCGAAGATTGGGTACAGCGCTATAAGCCACAGGAATTACGAATTGAAATCAACGCACACCAGAAAGCATACGCACTCGATGATGAACTGCGTAACTGGCTTTCGATGTACGGATGTCAACTCAACTCTCACTTCACTGGTAAAAATAAGTGGGATACTTCTTTTGGTGTGGCTTCTATGGCGAGTTTATTTGGCAGTATTAGAGATGGACGATTTCAAGATAACAACTCGATAGAGCTACCTTCTAACGAAGGAAGCGAAGGCCTTAAGGCTTTAGTACAACAGTTGATTACTTGGAAGCCTGAGACTAGAAACCCTACAGACTGTGTAATGGCTCTCTGGTTTGCAGTCATTCGCGTCCGCGAGTTAATGCAACAACACTCACAGTCAGCAAGATGGATGCAAAACCGTTGGGCAACAAGAGCCCAGACGGAGAGAAGATTCTCAATTAACTTAGATGAAGCTGTTGCAGAGCAATGGCAACAGACATACGGATAGGAACTATGGCACTTTCAATTGAACAGATTGCAGCACGAGTTGACTCGTTGCGCTTTCGTAATGCAGATAGGGACGCTCGTAATCAAGACGTTCTTGCTGTCCGCAAAGGTCAGATTGCCAGCGTATATCCTGACTTCTTTCCAGATGGGGTAGATGCAAATGTCGTTGCGAATTTTATTGACATTGTTGCTAGAGACTTATCTGAAGTCATGGCGCCTCTGCCTGCGGTCAACTGCTCCGCGGCGAATTCGGTTTCAGACAGGGCTCGCAGCTTTGCTGACAAGCGTACTCGTATTGCGAGCAATTACTTTGCCCATTCGGATATGGCTGTGCAGATGTACTCGGGAGCGGACTGGTATATAACCTACGGCTTCCTGCCATTTGTAATTGAATTAGATTCAGAAGCTAAGCTACCTCGTATTCGTTTAGAGAATCCAGTAGGTGCATATCCAGAGTTTGATAGATATGGACGATGCGTAGCATTTGCTAAGCGTTACTCTATGACTCTTGGTGAGCTTGTTGCACAATTCCCTGAGTATGAGCGTGCGCTCCTTGGTGGACTTGGATACAAGCAAGAGTTAAACTCTCTTATCGAAATGGTTCGTTACTATGATAAAGACCAATCGGTAATCTATCTACCAGATAAAAACAACCTTGTATTATCTCAAGCTAAGAATCCTCTTGGTAAGATGATGATTGTTGTAGCCCGTAAACCATCTATTGATGGTGAACTGCGTGGACAGTTTGATGACATATTAGGTATTCAGTTGCTCCGCAACCGCTTTGCTCTTCTTGCTATGGAAGCAGCAGAGAAATCAGTACAAGCTCCTATCGTACTTCCACAAGATGTACAAGAGCTACAGCTTGGTGGCGATGCGGTTATCCGTACATCAAACCCAGCTGGTGTACGCCGCGTAGAGCTTACACTGCCACAAGGCGCATTCACTGAGCAGACTCTGCTTAATCAAGAATTGCGTGTTGGAGCACGTTACCCTGAGGGACGTACAGGTAACATTAATGCATCGGTTGTCACGGGTCAGGGCGTACAGGCTCTCATGGGTGCATTCGATACTCAGGTCAAATCTGCACAGGCAATCTTCGCCAGCGCCCTCCGTGACGTCATTCAGGTTTGCTTCCAAGTTGATGAACTTATCTTCCCAGAAGAGAAGACAATTCGCGGTGTAGACGCTGGTGCTCCTTACGAGATTAGTTATAATCCTAAGAAGGACATCAAGGGTGATTACTCTGCTGATGTACGCTACGGTATGCTAGCTGGTTTGAACCCAGCACAAGGTTTGATATTCATGCTACAGGCACTTGGTGGTAAATTAATCTCCAAGGATATGGCAATGCGTGAACTACCATTTACAGTTAACGTAAGTCAAGAAGTTGAGAAGATTGAGATTGAAGATATGCGTACAGCTCTTCTTGCTTCGCTTCAAGCATACACCCAAGCAATCCCACAGATTGCTGCAAGTGGTGGAGATGCAAGTCAGATAGTATCTAAGATTGCACAGGTAATTAGAGCTCGCCAAAAAGGACAAGCGATAGAGGATGCGATTGAAGAAATCTTCGCACCTGAGCAACAGGTTCCTCCTGCTGGTGCCCCGATGGTTGAGCAACCGTCCCCTGCTCCCGCTGGCGCTCCAGTAGGAGGCGCTCTTCCTACAGAAACAGAAGTGACTGGACAAGAGGGTGGGCGTCCAGATATCTTAAGTTTACTATCAAGCTTAAACGCTTCGGGAGAAGCTAGCGCAAGCGTAAGAACTATTCGCCGACGATAATCTAGGAGGGGACAATGACAACGATTATTGGAGTTGAATATAAAGATAAATCTGTCATTGTTGCTGACAGTCGCATTACAGATGATAGTGGTAAATCTTACTCACATCCATTGATGCGTAAGATATCATCACGCGGCGCGTTACTAATAGCAGGAGCAGGAGAAGTATCACCCTGCGACATTGCCCAGAACATTTGGATTCCACCAGTATTCTCAGCGAAAGACAAGAAAGATGCCTATCGCTACATGATAGTCAAAGCTATGCCTTCTCTTCGTAAGTGTCTTACGGACAATGGTTATAATTTTGATGAGCCTCATGACAAGAATAAAGATGGATTAAGATTTCAATTTCTCATCGCAGTAGGTGGTGAGCTATTTGATGTTGACCAAGATTTGGCGGTAATGAAAAGTGAAGAAGGATTCTACGCAATCGGAAGCGGTGGCAGTTACGCTCTTGGAGCGCTTTACGCGGGTAGCGATGTCGTCGGTGCAATGGAAGTGGCTGCACGAATTAGTGTATACACAGCACCACCATACCAAGTAGAAGAGCAACTCAAATGAGTAAGTTTAGTCAAGCTATTGATAAGGCGATGAGAGTACTTGCCGAAGAGTTAGAAGATTCAGAAAGCCAGATATGTACTGGCTGGGTATTAGTAAGTGAGTGGAGTGACTACGAAGGCACACGCTATCTTATGACAGATGTAAGCGAAAACATGAATCCTTGGTTAGCCAAGGGTATGCTGCTATCAGCAGAAGAATATTCTTATAGTCCTGAGGAGGATACCAGTGGCAGAAACTGAAAATCGCGGCGGCGCTAATGGTGGCCCTCAGTATAATCCAGCCAATGTTAATGGCCTTGGTGGAAACGGACAAAGTGGTATGAGTACAGACTATACAGGTTTTGCATACGGCATGAATAAAGCTGTTAATGAACAGCGTCAAGCTGCTCCAATCAAGTCTGGCAATGCTCGCGTTGTCCCAGCAAATGCACCACAACTACCTGAAGTAATTCCTCTTGATGCCCCAACTCAACGTCCTAACCAACCAGTTACAGCAGGTGGAAGATTAGGTGATGGAGGCGGAGAAGAAATTCTTGGACTTCCTCCAATTTCTCCTGTCGCAGAATTTGATAGTGGTATTAATACCATCCGCGCCCTCTATCTACAAGACCCAAATAATCAAGACTTGAAGCGTATGCTTGAATATGTAGATAGACCAGGTGTTACTTCGTGAGTCAACCAGGTGTAAAAAAAAATAAAGATGGTACCTGGACAATTACTGGAGTTCAGGAACGGACTATAACTCAACAGCAAGCTGATTACGAAGATTTAGTTAAAGCATCTAGACTTATTCCAGGCCAAGAAGGCGTCAATGCACGTCAACTTATATTAGATAATCCAGGAATGTCTGGTGGGCTTTTAGCAAGTCTATCAAAAAACTATGCTATTCCTAATAATGATTTAGTAAAAACACTAGTTGATATTGATAGCATGACTCAGGCTCAGCGTGAGCAGAATGCATTCCTTGAAGCTCAACGTATTGCTAATGAGAAATTTGATAAGACAGTTCGTGGCAAAGTTTGGAAGTATGTAAAAGGTTTTACACGTTTTGGAACTTTAGCGCTAGAGACTCCTTTTGAATTACTAGGCGCTGGTGTCCGTACACTCAAACAATCTTTTGATGCTTACTCTAGCGGAGACATTGATTTTTGGACAGGTCAACCTACTGACCCAAATAAAACCCGCGAAGAAGCTGGCTATTTGACTGGAGCAGTATTCGGTGGACGTGACGCTAGCGCTCCTAAAGCAATCGTTGACCAAACTAAAGCTGGTCAAATTGGAAAAGCTATTGCTGAAGGCAAAGCTATTGACTTTGGCCAAGGATTTTTTGCTTCAGAAGAGACTGGGCTTGGCTTTGCTGCACGTCAAGCAAAGTTAGAATCAGCAAAGATAGTAGTTAAACTAGATGATAGAAGAACTTATGAGCGTCCTTACTCTTTCTTTGACCCAGTAATTGAGTTTATTCCATTCATAGAGCCTGACAGCGGTAAAGGTAGCCTAGTTTCGGCTATCGGTGACTTAGTAGTTTTAATTATGTCTGACCCTGGCATAGCTTATACCCGTGCAAAAATGATAAAAGACCAGTTGGAGCGTACAGCTCGCCTATCTTCTGGTATGAAAGCAGCAACAACTGCTAGAGACTTAGCGCTTAAGGAAGCAGAGCTAGAAGAATTGGTTAAACAGACCAACGAAGCTATCGAAGCATGGCGTTCATCTAGCGGGTTTGGTCGTTTAGCTCGTGAAGAAGAAGTTGCTGATGCTATTAAGAAGCAGATGCAAGTTGCTGACGAGTATGATAACATAGTTTATGACCCTGAAGCAATTGCTAAGTTCCTTAGTGGCTCCAATGGTGCACCTATTGTTGACTCTCTTGCTGGTATGGGCTTTAAAGAAATCTATGGCTTAGGTAAACAACGCGGCGCCCGCGGTGCTTTTAGTGTTGAGCAAGCAAAAGAGCTAGCTGCTGCTACCACAAGAGAAGAAGTCCTTGGTGTCTTAGCAAAATACATCGCTCAAGGAGAAGTTGTAGCTGATGTGCTAGAAACTGGTACCAAAGTTGGAAACGCCATTCGTGGTTTAGCTAATTCACGTATTGTTCCAGGTAAAGCCACTCAAGTAGTCAACTCAGTTAAGGGACTTGGTGCAAGAGGAGTGGCTAAATTACCATTTATTGGTAACGTCATGAGCACTGTATCTAAGAATTACGCCGTAATCCTACCTGGTGGTTCCTTAGTGCACGCATCTGATAAGGATGCTCTAGTTAGTTCTATATATAACTATGGTCGCGCTACTAATGTGCCAGAGAATGTAATCGATGATTTAGTAAACACAGTAGTATATGCAGATGATGCATCAGCTGTAGGCTATGCTGCTACAGGTAGGCTATTTGATGAGATTTTCAGAGCCAACTCTGGCAAAAATAAAATAGACGCTGAAGCTCTAAAAGAAGCGACTCGTGTATTTGAAAATGGACGTCAGGAGATGGCTCGTTATTGGGCTGACCGTCACGCAGCAGGGGCAAAGCTTGATTATATAATGGTTGGTGGTAAGAAAAAAACTATTACTGGCCCGCATCTAGACTCTGAGTATTTAAACTCTATGGTTTATCTACCGCCAGCAGATGATATACTTGATATCATTTCTAGTATTACTAGATATGGCGGTAGTAATGTACAGGCACTTAGAAAGATGGCTAACAATCTTACCAGTAACTACTGGAAGAAAATGGTCCTTGTTCGTCCCGCATACATTCTTCGCAATATTGCCGAAGAGCAGATTCGTGTACTAGGTACTGGTCATATTTCTTTCTTTAACAACCCAGTAACGGCTATGGCTATGTGGCTTGGTAATGAAACAAGCTCTAATCCAATGCGAAGATTATTAGCAGCATTTGACCCATACAAAGATACAGTTATGGGCCCAGGCATGAAGCTTGGTAGTGCGGTAGATGAATTCGGAACTGAAGTCTTAGCTCATAACGCCAAAGAATCTTATATTGCATTCATGGCTAGCAAGAGTGTAACATCATTTGATACAGATGTTAGAACCGCTATGACATTTGCTGGCTTTGTACCAGTAGAATATGGTCATCCACGTTGGTTCGAAGGATTAGCAAATGAAATTCGTATCCTTAGCAACTCTATCGGTGGCCGAGTAGTAGCCCGTACCGCTCTTGGTAAAGAACAAGCTGGCGTTGATTATGTTCTAAGAGGTGCTGGAAAGAAAGAATGGGAAGAGTTCGCTAACGGTCAACCAAAAGATGTTCGTGAGTGGCTTTTAACTGACGAAGGCGCAATGAACTACTTGTTCACTGGAAAGAATAAAAAGGAGCAGCTTACTTCAGTACGCGCTCGAGTTGATGAAGCAGCAGGTATGGACGGCGAAGCTGCACAAGCTATTAAGAACTTAATTGCTTTTGGCAAAATCCAAAGTGAATCCTTTAACATCATAGTTCCAAAGGGATTACAGTCTGCAGAAAATTCTATTAGGAATGCAGAAGAGATTGCTAAAGGTAAAAAAGCTTTAGCTGATGCAAATCAAGAATTTGCTAGCGTTCTTAAGAATGCCTTTGATGGTAAAGGTAGCTGGGAAAATCTAGCAATGAATGTCCCTGTAGCTAAGTTTGCTAAAAAGGGTAAAGAAGAAGAAGGTAGAATAAATAGATTTATTGAATCATTCTTTGATAAAGCAATATCTCTAGAAAAGTCTAGCACCATGGGTCCTGAATGGCGTCAGAAATATTGGGATACCGTCCTAGATATTGCTGGCTCATTGGATGCAGCAGCAGTAGCACAGCTTAAGGTAGTTGCAGAGAAGTCCCTTACCCCGCTCAAGAGCTGGAAGGGTCAACCTATCGGTAAGCAACACCAGGTATGGAAAGCTTTCGAGCAGACCAAAGAGGGTGGAAATGTTACCGCTCAGATGGCTCATGAGTACGCATCAACTGTAGCTAGCCGACATGTAGCTGAACTATTCTATGATGCTTCTAAGAAGCGTCTATTGTTCCATCAATTCCGTCTAATACTACCATTTGGACAAGCTTGGCAAAATACAATTAATGCTTGGGGCAACATTGCCCTTAACAATCCAATGCAATTGTACAAGATTAACAAGGGATTGCAATGGCTGACTAAGCCAGAGTCGTCTGCTATGTACCAATTGACTGATGCTAGAGACTACTATGACCCAAACCAAGGGTTCTTTTATACGGACCCATTAGATGGTCAACGTAAGTTCTTTGTTCCGTTCCTAGCAACTGGCATGAACTTCATGACTAATCTAGTATTTGGTCGTGCCGCAGTCAGCGGCCCTTATGCTGCAGCTGCTACACCTCAATCATTTAACTTTGCATTTGCTTCAGGTAGCATTATTCCAGGCGTAGGCCCAGGATTAACTATACCATTATCTGCCCTTGATAAGGCAGGAATTCAACCACTTCAGTTGTTAACTCCTACTTTGCGTGATATGGCATATAAGTTTATTTTTCCATTTGGAAGTCCTGACTTTGAGACAGGGTTTATAGAAGGTTTCTTGCCTGGTAACTGGCGTCGTATCCTAGCTCCTGTTAGCCCAGAAGAAGGATATGCTGCAGCCTTTGCACCAACGATGAACTATCTTGCATCTAGTGGCGGTTATGATTTAGATGATATGGAAGACCAAGCAAAACTGATAAAAGATGCTGACTTCTTTGCTAAGTTCTTTACAACTTTCCGTGGTATCATTGGATTAGTCTCACCATTCCCTATTAATCCTACTGGATTGACTACATTAGAGGATGGAAATACCCTACTAACAACAGCTTTATATAATGATTTTAAACAGTTAGAAGCTGCTTCTGGTGGGGATAGAGCCAAGGCTTATCGTGACTTCTTTGATTTATATGGCCCTAATTATGCCTTTGCTATCATAGCTACATCAACTGGTGCCCCTACAAATCTTTACACATATGAACTTGTTAAGGAAAATCCAGAGGTTGTAGATATATATCCAGATGTATATGGCTATGCCTATCCAGGCGGAGGATATTCTACAGAGCTATATCGTTGGCAACGCCGTATGGGAAATAAAGAAAGATTCAGTACCGAAGAGTTAATGCAGAGAGCAACAATGCTCCGCTACAATGCGGCAAAGGATACACTCCTTGCTCGCTCAGTTGGCGAGAACTGGGAATCTGACCAGTTCGATGAATCTTCTCGCAACCTAACAGAGTCATTTGTAGGAGCTGGATTAAAGTATGATGCTGACCCGTACCGCAACAAGCGCATCAAAGAGCAGCTAAAGCGTATGGCTCTTGATGAAAGCTTTGATGATTCAGATGCAGTGCAAGGACTTCGTGACTATCTATACCTACGCGAGCAAGCAGTAGAAGCTAGCGGTAATAAGTCAGATAGCTTAGCGAATAAAGCTTCATTGCCACAGCGTCAATGGCTTGCTGAAAGAGCTAAAGAAATCATAGCTCGTCACCCAGATTTTATGAATATGTACTATGCGTTTTTCAAGAGAGAGTTGGAGGCTAAGTAGTGAGTGTCACGACACCAGCTAATGTCAAAGATAGGTACAAACCTAAAGACAATAAAACTAAAACCTCCACTGAGCTTGTCGATAAAGCTTCTAGCGAAGCAAAGAACGCTGGAGGGCCACCGACTAATACTGGTTCTAGTGGAAAGATTGGCTTAGACGGCAGACCAATAGGTAGTCCAGTTTATGGTGGAACATCAACTAATCGTCCACCTGAGACTTCAACTGGAAGACCAGTTCCTGGTGCATTCATAACAAAGAAGACTCAGTATTCTAGAGGTTCAGGAATGACATTCCTGCAGACTCTTAATAATGAACAAAGAATAGCAATACTTAGCAAACTTGCTCAGATACCTGGCGCATACGGCAATGAAAAGGACAGACCGACTGCATCATATTTAAAGAGTCTGGCTGCTTCTGGTAGAATAACCGTACGCCCTGAAGATGCTGCTGCTGTAGAGAAATTAATGTACATCTCCGATACTGTCGGGGAAGATATCAGCGATACTATCAATCGTTTCTATGCAGACCCTAAGCTTGCTAAACAGACACTTGATATATCAGGACTTGTTGGCAAGAAGATTAGTCTTACCCCGGCAGATGCTCTTAGAGTAGAACTCAATCAATCATTCCTTGACTACCTTGATGTTAAGGCTGATAAAGAACTCGCTAATCAGTATGTTGATACAATCAATAAGCTGGAGCTAAAGCGTGGTGGAAACATCACCCAACTAGAACGCGAACAATTACTTCTTGACTTTGTTCAGAAAAAAGCAATGGATATATTCAAGGGTGACAAACAACCAGATTCCATGCTTCTACAAAAAGGTGCTCTTGGTGGAGTCTATAATGTTTTACGCAAGACATATGATGCCTATGGTATTCCAGTTGATGATAAGAGTCTATATAAACAAGCAGTCGATGGAATCAGAAGTCGTCAAGCCCTAGAAAATACAATGCAGAAAATTGGAGTACAGGCACAGGTTGCCTTCCCTGCACTAGAGAAATACTTCCAGCAGGGGCTTACAACTAAAGAAGCTCTTGCTACATATACTGGTATCTATTCAAAAATCTACGGTGTACCTGAGAATGCAGTTGAAATTTCTAAGATGTATCCAGTATTTAAGGGTAAGGAATTGATGACGCCAGAAGAATGGCAGAAGTATCTATATACCCTACCTGAGTTTAAGAAGACTAAGTTATACCAGCAACGCTCATTCAGCGATGCTGAAGTCCTAATGAATAACTTCGGACTATAGGGGTATCATGGCTGAAAAATATAGCAAGGATATGACGCCTGAAGAAAAGGCGGCTCGCAAGCAACAAAGAATGGATGAGCTTCAGACTCAACGTGAAGCAGGGGCACTGCAAAGAGCATTGGCTCGTGCTGCATCTGACACTAAGTATAACTTTACTCAACGCCCTGAAGGCTACATTGATGAGGGAAATCAAGTCATCAGGTATTATGGTTGGAACGGTGGCAAAGAGACTGGTAAATGGGTAGCAAGAGAAGCTCCCCTTACACAATCCAACTACGAAAAATACAAGGGATTGATACCTGCAGCTGAGCTTGCTGTTAAAGATGTTCGCTCTAAAATGGTTCCAACTAAACCAGGAGGAGAAGGTTTTGTTATCAAAGATGGAAAAATTGAAACAAAAGGTAATGTAGATAAATCAGTACTTGGAATAAAATCTGATTTAGACATGGAGAAAGTTTTAGGTAAGCGCCCAGAAAGAGAATCAGCTGCCTTGTCTAACGCTTTAGCGCGAGCACAGAAAAGTCCTATAACTAATTTTATGGAGCGTCCAGCTGGAAGAATAACGGATGATAAAATATATTTTTATAGCTGGATTGGCGGTAAAGAAAATGGTGAATGGTTTCTTTACGAAGCCGTTAACAACAAAGACAACTTTAAAAAATATGCGACTTTAGTTCAAGGGCAAACATTTTATCAACCAACATCGATTAGAGATGTGCTTGTTCCTGTTACAAATATTTATGGTAAGTCATGGAAACAAGTTGCGACTGATAAAAAAATTGTTTCGGAATTTAATCCAGAAACAGTTGAAAATAAATACAATATCGAAGTAGCGCCCCCTAAATTTGGTCTTAAATGAACTGGAGCATAAGTGGCTAGAAAAATTAAAACAGACGCTGAGAAAGATGCTGAGTTAGGCGTAGTACGGGGCAGAACAGACTCTGCTGCTTCTGCTGGAGAATCTGGTACTATAACTGCTATCCAAAAGCAACAAGGAATCTACGACCCTAGCGAAGTAGTTGACCCTGTTAAAGCTGCGATTGCTGCAGAAACTATCAGGCTAAGAACATCTGTCGATGAGGCTATTACTAAGGAAGAAGAAAATTTAGCTGCCATCATAGCACAGGCTGAAGCTGATATTGAAGAGGCAGAAAGATTAGCTGCTGAAGCTAAGGCTGCACAAGAGTTAGCTGAGAAGCAAATAGCTGAAGCTAAAGTTCTTGAAACAGAAGCTTTAGCTGGTGAGGTAACAGCCTTTAATCTAGACCCAACTGTCACCTTTAGTCAACTTCCTCCTAATAAGCAGGCTAATGTTAGCAAGGGTATGTTCGATGGTAATGCTGCATTTACTGCATTGTTCTCATCTCTATCAGCTCTAGGCTTAGAAGGACTAGTAGATGTTTTAAATAATATTCGTACTACATATCCAGAGATTGATTCTCAAGATGCACTCTTACTTCTTAAGTATGACAAAAGGTACAATGAACCATACCTAAAGCGTTTTGAAGGAAATAGAAAACGTATGGCCGCAGGACTTGCTCCTCTAGATGATGCTACTTATTTGTCTAATGAAGCAGCATATAAGAAAATTTTTGAATCATACGGATTAAAACAATTTGCTAACAAAGAAAGATACGCTAACTTTATTGGTAGTGATATAGCTCCAGATGAAGTAGCTGCCCGAGTACAATTAGTATATGATAGAGTACAGGGTGCACTACCTCAGGTATCCAAGGCTTTGTTACAGTTCTATCCTGAGTTAACTACACAAGATTTAATGGCATATACTTTAGACCCTGTTAATCAGTTGCCAGTTATCCAACGCAAGATTCAAGCTGCTGAGATTGGTGGAGCAGCACTTGCTCAGAATCTAGGCACAAGCCTACAGGCTACTACCTTTACTGGGGCTCAAGCTGCTCCATATTCAAATGTTAAACGAGGAACTATTGGCGTAGAAACAATGCTTAAAGCAGGAACAGATGCCGCTGAAGCGGCTAAAGCTTCAGCATATATTGCTGATGTATTGCCAGTCTCTGAGAAACTTAGCTCAATCTATGCTGGTGGATACCAACAATATGGGCAATTACAAGCAGAACAAGAAGCATACCTCGGAAGTATTGAAGCCAAGAAAGCTCGTGAAGCTTTAGTTGGTAGAGAAAAAGCAGAGTTCTCTGCTGCGCCTGGAATGCTTAAGTCCCAACGCCGAGTAAATCGAGCGCTATACTAGAATCCTGACATGGACCCATCGGCCCCATGCAGCGTATTAGACCGATAGCAAGAGCCAACCCATTACCCCGAATGGACTTGAGGCTTGCGACTAACAACGAATAGAAGGGTGGTTGCTATGAGCAACAACTACTGGGATGAAGAAGACGACGACCTAGATACAGAATCGCAGTCGTTTGGTGCAAGTGAGAGTGACTTACTAAAGAAACTCCGCAAGGCTAAACGCTCTGATGAGAAGCGTATCAAGGAACTGACTGAGCAACTTGAGGGTTTATCCAAGGTGCAGCGTGAGCGAGTTGTCAAAGAAGTCCTAGAAAAAAAGGGTGTTAATCTAAAGGCCGCACGCCTTGTATTAAAAGACCTGGATGATGTTAACGAGGAGTCAGTTTCTAATTGGCTCGATGATAACGCAGACTTGTTTGGAATCAAGGTAGCGGAACAAGAAGCACCAGTAAATCAACAGGAGATTGCTCGGCTTCGCCAGCAAGATATCCTGACACAAGGTGCTCTAACACCTGACAGAGGACTAGATGTAGAACAGCGTATGAACCAAGCTGGTTCAGCCGAAGAGCTACTGTCTATCCTTCAGTCACAACAATAATCCGTTCATAGTCAAGGAGACTAAAAACTAATGTCACAATATACATCAACCGCGAGTACATCTCTCGGTGGTACAGTTGGTGGCGCAGGTCTCGTACAGAAGGCGTATGACCGTCTTCTCGAGTTCGCTCTCCGTTCAGAACCACTACTTCGTTCTGTCGCAGATAAGCGTCCTGCCCGTCAAGCAATCCCAGGTTCA